TGGAGACTTAAATGTTGACGGTAATACTAAGGTTGATGGCACTCTTACTGTCGATGGTAATACTACTATCGGTAACGCATCAGGAGATAGTCATTCAGTTACTGGAACAGTCCAGTTTAATCAAGCAATCACCTCCACAGACATTACCGCAGACGCGATCAAAATCGGGGTCGATGCTAACAATGAAATTAGTACCACAGCTGGTAACCTTATCCTCGACTCACAAGGTGGTAAGGTACACATCACAGACAATGCTGAGGTAGATGGAAGTTTACAGGTAGACGGAAATACAACTCTTGGTGATGCTAGTTCAGATTCATTGACTGTTAATGCAACATCTGATTTCAATGCTGCTATTACATCAGAACAGATCACTGCCAAGAACATCAAGATCGGTGTTGATGGTACATCAGAAATTAGTACAGCAACTGGTAACTTAACTCTTGACTCTGCTACTGGTGAGACTATTGTTGATGATAACCTCACAATCAATGGCACACTTGACGTTGACAACCTAACAACAATTACAGATGGTTTAACTGTCAGAGCAGATAACAAACTTGTTGCAATCCAGACTGCTGGTGGTATTAATAAACTTACAGTTGATACTGATAACGGAAACACAGATATACAAGGAACCCTAGATGTAAATGGTGCTACTACCATTACCAATACTCTTAACGTTACTAACAATGTTGACTTAGATCAGCAGTTAAACGTAGATGGTAATGCTACATTCCAAAGCAATGTAAACATCAACGGTGACAACTTACTCTTTACAATAGAGAATCAAGCAGGAACTGATCAGTTTACTGTTGACTCTGACAATGGTAATACAGTTATAGGTGGTACATTAGTTGTTGATGAGACCGTAGATGTAACTGGTATTGTCACATCTAATAACTTCTTAAAAGCAGTTAACTCTACTAACCCAGCAAACCTATCTGCAAATGCTGCATTGATGGTTACTGGTGGTGCAACTGTTGGTGCTGATCTATTCGTCGGTACAGGATTTAAAGTTGGTGCAAACGCTGCAACTAAATTCTCAGTTGCTGGTGGAACAGGTAACACACTCATCACTGGTACATTAGGTGTCACAGGAAACACAACTCTATCAACTCTTGATGTCTCCACAATAGACACTACTGGTGCTACATCTATCGGTGGTACATTCAACGTTGGTACAAATAAATTTACTGTACTATCCAACTCTGGTAACTTGGATATGGCAGGAACACTTGATGTTGGTGGACGTACAATTATTGATGATACTTTACAAGTTACACAGAATGTAGACTTTGATTCTGATCTTAATGTAGATGGTAATGCACAGATTGATGGTACACTTACTGTTGATTCTGCTACAACAATCAAAGACAATGTAATAGTCAGAGGATCTACTAAGACCTTTAAATTACAAAACGGTTCTAATCAAGACAAGATTACATTACACTCAACAAGTGGTAATGCAGAGATTACAGGAACATCAACACTTGGTGCTCTTGATGTCACAAACAACACAACTATCGGTGGGACACTTGGAGTCACAGGTCAGATCACTGGTAACGTAACTGGTGCGTTGACAGGTAATGCAGATACTGCATCATTAGTTGATGTAACTGAGACTGCTGCTACTAACTTAGACTTCTTCCCAACATTTGTTTCTGCAACTTCTGGAAACACTGAGATAAGAACTGACTCTACTAACTTAAAATATAATCCATCTTCTAACAGACTTACTGTTACAAACTTCCGATCAACAACTGACTTTGAAGTTCAAGGTAACTTGACTATTACTGGTGCTATTACTTACGGTCAAGCACAAGTTGGTAGTATCGCAAACCATGATACTGACGCTCTTACTGAGGGATCTACAAATCTATACTTCACTAACGAAAGAGTTGATGACAGAGTTAACGCTCTAATCACAGGTGGTACAGGTATTACTGCTACTTACGATGATGCAGGAAATATCTTAACATTGAGTGCAACTCAGGCAGATATCAACACTGATAATATTACTGAGGGTAGCAGTAATCTATTCACAACTGCTGCTAGAACAAGAACACACTTCACATATGGCACAGGTATTAAACTTACTGCTGCTGATTTAGCAATAGACTTCACAGAGTTTAATACAGATAGCGTTGTAGAAGGATCAACAAATCTATTCATCACTGCTGCTAGAACTCGTGGACATTTGAGTGCTAGTGGTGATCTATCATACAATGCTTCTACTGGTGTATTCTCATACACAATACCAACAACTATTGCATCTCTTTCTAATCATGATACAGCAGATTTAGCAGAGGGTACTAACCTTTACTTTACTAACGCTCGTGCTGATGCAAGGGCAGATGCTAGAATCGCTGCTGCTGACACAGATGATTTATCAGAAGGATCTACTAATCTATACTTCACTAATGCTAGGGCAGACGCTAGAATCGCTGCTGCATCTACAAGTGACCTATCAGAAGGAACCAATCTATACTTCACTAATGCAAGAGCAGATGCAAGAATTGCTGCTGCATCTACAAGCGATCTATCAGAAGGAACTAATCAATACTTTACTAACGCTCGTGCTCGTGGAGCAATCAGTGCTGGTGGAGACTTATCATATAATTCTTCAACTGGTGTGATGAGTGTCACATTGCCAACAGTATTCTCTGGGGCATACAATGACTTATCTGGTAAACCAACATTAGGAAGTGCTGCTGCAACTGATACATCTGCATACGCTACTGCTGCACAGGGTACACTTGCTGCATCTGCTACACAACCAGGTGACTTAGCAACTGTGGCAACCAGTGGAGCATACAATGACCTAACTGGCAAACCTACATTATTTACTGGTGATTATGATGACCTAAGCAACAAACCCACATTGGGAACTGCTGCTGCTACTAACACCACTGCATATGCTACTGCTGCACAAGGTGCTCTTGCTGCATCTGCATTACAGGCAGAAACAATTACATTAGCAACCCTTAAATCCGTCGCTGCGGGTGCTGCTGACTTTGCAGCATTCAAATCAGCAATCGCTGCTCTATAAGTAAATGGCAATCCCAACCTCAAAAGCAACCTTTAAAGAATACTGTCTTCGTAGACTCGGAAAACCAGTATTGGAAGTTAACGTGTCAGACGATCAAGTTGATGACGCAGTGGATTATGCTGTACAGAAATTTCAACAGTATCACTATGAAGGTGCAGAAAGAGTTTACTTAAAGCATAAGTTTACTGCTGCTGAGATAGAAGCGGGTAAAGCAAACTCAACTTCATTAGCAACAGATGGTACTACTGAATGGTTGGAACAAACTACATTCGTTCCTGTACCAGAACATATAACTGCTATTGAAGGTATCTTTAAATTTACAGATAAGGGTACTAGAAACATGTTTGATATTAGATATCAAATGCGTTTAAATGATTTGTATGATTTTACATCTACACAGTTCTATCATTATTATATGATACAACAACACTTAGAGACTATTGATTTCATACTAGAAGGTATGCACCCAGTAAGATATCAAGCAGTACAAGATAAAGTTTACTTAGATTTTGACTGGTCACAAGATGCATTAGAAGATCAGTTTATTGTTATAAAATGTTGGAGAGCATTACAACCTGACACATGGACTGAGATATATAATCAGATGTGGTTAAAGGATTATGCTACTGCAAAGATAAAGAAACAGTGGGGAACAAACCTTACTAAATTTACTAGCGTTCAAATGCCAGGTGGTGTCACTCTTAACGGAGAGATGATTTATAATGATGCAGTCGAGGAATTAAAGATCCTTGATGAGCAACTTCGCACCACATGGGAAACTCCACCACTAGACATGATAGGATGATATGGCAACTAACAGTTACTTTACCCAAGGTACAACAGGAGAGCAAGATTTGCAAGAGTCTCTTGTCACAGAGCAGATTAAAATGTTCGGCAAGGACGTCTACTATATCCCGAGAACACTTGTTAAAGAAGATAGTGTCTTCGGGGAGGATACCCTCTCTAAGTTCGATGGAGCGCATTTAATTGAAGCGTACATTGAAGACGCTGGTGGTTTTAGGGGCGACGGTGATATTTTCTCTAAGTTTGGAGTCAGAATTCAAGACCAAATCACCTTTGTTATATCTCGATCAAGATTCACAGCAGCAGTAGACGATAATGCAACTTTAATTGTAGAGGGTAGACCTAACGAAGGTGACCTAATACATTTGCCTATGGCAAATAAAACTTTTGAGATACAGTTTGTAGAGCACGAACAACCTTTCTATCAGTTTGGTAAGAACTATGTTTGGGGTTTACGCTGTGAGTTGTTCGAGTACAGCGACGAGGATATCGATACTGGTGTGGCAGCAGTAGATGCATTAGAACAGAACTTTGCCAATGCTATTACAGTTGGTTTAGTTGCTGGTGGATCTGGAACATTCTCTGCTGGTGAAACTGTAACTGGTGGTACATCTAATGTTACTGCTGAGGTTAAATCATTTGATGCAGCAACTAATACTTTGATAGTCATTAACAGATCAGGCACCTTCACGGTCCCAGAAACTATCACTGGTGGTACATCTAGTGCATCGTTCACAACTGCATCATATAATACACTAAATAATACTAACTCCGAATTTGATATCAATGCGTCTATTGAGACGTCTGCCGATGGTATACTTGACTTTACACAGGGCAATCCATTCGGTGAATTTGGAAATAGTGGAGGTTCTATCTAATGCTTGGTTCATATAATTACAACGGTATAATAAAGAAAACCGTTGTAGGATTTGGTACGTTATTTAATAACATAGAAATCAGACGTGTGTCTGGTTCTAAGACAGAGGTCATGAAAGTGCCCCTTGCTTATGGACCAAAGGCAAAGTTCTTGGCACGTTTACGTCAGTTAGGTGACTTGACAACACAGGATCAGGTACAGATTACATTACCTAGAATATCATTTGAGATACAAGGTATTAATTATGATCCTACTAGAAAGGTATCACCAACACAATATATCAGACATACAACAGGCAACAAAGAGAACAAAGGATTCATGCCTGTTCCTTACAATATTAATTTTGAGTTAGCAATATTAAGTAAGAACCAAGATGATGCTCTACAAATACTAGAACAGATACTTCCATTCTTCCAACCAAGTTTCAATATTACAATGAACCTTGTACCAGAATTAGGAGAGGTAAAAGATTATCCTGTAACATTAACAAGTATTGATTACGGAGACGAGTACGAAGGAGACTACGATACCAGAAGAACATTAATATATACATTGCAATTCATTGCTAAGACATACATGTACGGTCCAGTAGTTGATAAGTCTGGTGAACTTATTAAGAAAACTATTATCGACTACTCTACTGAGGCAGTTAGAACTGCACCAAGAGAGGTACGTTATGTTGCTACACCTAGATCTCTTGTTGAGAGAGATAACAATGCAGTCACAACTGTATCAGCAGATATAGATGATAATGATGGCATTATAAATGTAACAGATGCATCTGGAATATCATTGAAAGATGACATTCAGATAGATAGTGAAGTGATGCGTGTCACAAAAATTGTTGACAACAAAGTATATGTTGCTCGTGCGTTTAATAATTCAACCATAGCAGCACATGTAGCGAGTTCAAATGTATTCATCATAACAAGTGCAGATCATGCGTTGTTAGACTCTGATGATGACTTTGGATTCAACGAACTTTATAGTGAGTTTACTGATGGAAAATCAAGAAACCCAACCACAGGAGCAGACGAGTAAGTTTGATGGTATCGAGGAAGCACTCGATGTCAAAACTGAAATTATGCAGGCAGACACTTCTATTAAGAAGGTGGAACCTAGTGTGGATATATCAGATAAGAACCAACTTAAAAAAGATTATGAGTATACCAGAGGCAACTTGTATACATTAATTGATAAAGGACAAGAAGCAGTAGATGGTATCTTAGAACTTGCACAGGAGTCTGATCAACCAAGAGCATACGAGGTTGCAGGACAACTTATAAAGCATGTTGGTGACGTAGCAGACAAGTTAGTTGATCTACAAAAAAAGGTCAATGAAATAGAAAATCCAGGCAAAGGAAAACAAACAGAAGTCACTAACAATACCATGTTCGTTGGTAGCACTGCTGATCTTGCAAAATTCTTAAAGCAAGAAAAGGATAAATAACATAGTAGGAGAATTTTTACCCAATGTCAGTATTAAATGTAATTGACACCCAAACAGTATCAGGAAGTGGCACAAGCTATATCGTGGTAAAAAGTGGTGTGCTTAGATGCTATGCAGCATCCGCGTCAACAATAGCGATAGACGGTGGTCCCGCTATAACTTTGGCAGCAGGAGAAGCATTGTTAGTTTCCTGTGGTAAAGCAAAAAACGCTAAGATTGTTGGTGCAACAGATGCAGCAGCAATGGTAGTTACCGTTGAAGGTTTTGCTGGTGGTGGTCGTCATACATTCAGTGTTGGTGATTTCATTCAGACTATTGATGGTGGTGACACAGATGGATTTACATCAGACTTTGAGTCAGCAGCAGCATCAGGAAAAGCAGTTACAGCAGTAACTGGTTCAACTATTACAACAAATTATGATTCATCAGCAGCATCAGGAGACTATGCTCTCTCAGCAGCAGACGCAACTGCTGGCGACATCCCAGTCATACAACGAGTTGCAAAACTTGTCGCTGGTTCTAACGCAGTTATTGTCGAGCAAGTTCAGATTGTCGGAGGATAATCAGGAATGCCCGCAGTCTCAAAGAAACAACAAAGATTCTTCGGGATGGTTAGAGCGTTTCAGAAAGGGGATTCGTCGCAAACTCCCTCATCTGAGGTTGCCCGAGTTGCTTCCAGCATAAAAATGAAAGATGCAAAGAAGTTTGCATCAACTAAACATAAAGGGTTACCCGAAAAGAAAGTGAAAAAGGAATCAGTAGAGGCAACCTCTCATTCCGATTTCAGATCATCAGCAGAGTTCATGAACACTTTTGCAAAACTAAAAGCACTTCGTAAGAAGAACGACAAAATTGGCACAGGTAATACAGGTCTACCACAAGGTGTCGCTCAAACAAATAGGAGAGGTAAAATGCAAGGTGTCGAAGAGGCAGCAATAGGTACAGCAGCAGGCGGTGGTGCTGTTACTGGAAGCACCTCATATACAGGACCTAACAAAGCAGACAGAAAAGTTATCAAGAAAATGGATAACAAAAAGTTTGCTGCTAAACTAGCAGATTACGAAAAGAAAATGGATCCTAAAAAGCGTGAAGCACTTAAAGACAAAGCAACTAAGGGTATGAAATTTACACATGAAGGTACATCATACGGTCTCTACAAAGGTGATGGTAAACCTAAGATGCAGTTTGCAGGATTCGTAAAGAAAGCAAAACCAGATACAAAGAAGAAACCAGTTGCAAGAAAGACAGGTAACCCTGCATTTGATGATCCAAGTCATCATTCCAATCGTAAGAGTTTAAGTAGATCAGAAGAGACAGAAGTATATTGGTCAAGTAAAGCATTAGATTCGTTAGATGAACTTAATAAGAAGACACTAGGAAGTTACGTTAAGAAAGCAGCAACAGAAATAGGAACCAGTGCTATGAAAGGTGACTATAAGAAAATGCAGAAGAGACATAAAGGTGTATTAGATGCAAGTGATAAAATGGCAAAAGAAGAGGTAGAGACATTAGAGGAAACACCAAAGGGTGATAAAGGAAAAAGCACAGCAACTAAACAGGATGATAGATCTGTTCGTAGTTACGGTACTGGTTATGGTAGAAAGTATAATGCTCCTGCTCGTAAAGTTATTCATGCAATGAAGAGAGGAGTCAAGAAGTATAAGGGTGAGAAGGAAAATAATGATGGGTCTACAAAGATGACCAACTTCATTGATGATAGAAAGTCTCACTTCCATACACAAGGTAAGTCTTATGATGA